AAGGATCGACTACGTTTTGAACATATTGCGGGGGCAACGCAGTGGCTTGCGGAAGCGCCAAATCAATTGGCACACCACCGGGGGCCGCAACCCCGCTCATAGCAGGAGTCATTTGCGACGCGGCTTCCGCCGCACCCGCACCCGCCGCTTCAGTAGCTGCAGCACCAGAAGCCCCCGCAGCCCCAGCACCCATCACGCTGCCCATCATCCCCGCGCCGCCATAAGCGCCAAGACCGGCCATGATACCTTTGCGCAAGCTGCCAGTTCGCAGAGCTTGCAGACCGCCGACACCCAGACCGATAGTGGCTGCTTTGCTCAGTCCAAAAAGACCGGGGGCAGCCGCACCGCCCGTTGCAAACATCAAACCCGCGCCGATCAGCGTGGGGAGAAGGTTCTTCAGGAAGCCTGCTTCAGGCAGGCCAGTTTGCGGGTTAACAGTCAGTGACCCACCGTGGGCCATAGCAAGCGCTTGCAGCCCCGCGACTTCTTTCGGGGCCATGTGGACGAGCATCGTGTCCGGCCCCCGACCACGGGAAGCCATATCTTGGGCAAGAACTTGTAGGCTCATTGGGGCCTCACAGAATGGGGGTTAATTGAGTCTAACATGGGGGGTTCTCAGAGGCAATCAGCGGCTGATCTCTTCCCAGTCCAAGGAACCAAGCACCTGATCCCCGTTAGATGCTGACGTGCAGGCCAGCGTAATCTCATAGGCAGTCGCGGTGAAAGGGTTGCGCTCAAGCTGGGTGGTAAATAGCGCTTCCTTCAGAATGTCCACGCTGTTTGCGCCTTGGTTGGAGCCTTGGAAATAGCCCGTTGCCAAGATGCGGCCCCCGGTAGAGGAGAACGCTGTGCCGGTGATGTTGTACTCCACCGCCGAGCTGGTGCCCGCGCTCACCCAAGTGCCGCCGGTCGTGGTGCCGTTTGCAACCACCGACCACTGATAGTTTGCGTTGTTTGTAACACCTAAGATTGATATGGCCGTCAGGATGGCGATTGCATCCAGCCGCGTTGATTTCAGGCGGAACGACACGATAGGGTAAACCGTCCCAGCAGTGGTCAGCGTTTTCGGGGTTGTGATGGGGATTCCGGCGGTCAACTGAGCGCCACGCAATTCATACCCGCCCTCAGAGATCACGGTGGAACAGACCTGCTTAAGAGTGCTGGCACCCGTGGTCGCCGCCGTGTTGGTCATCTCATACCGCAGGGGCAGGGAGGCGGTGGTGATGTAGGTCGTATTAACTAAGTTGGCGTGGTCAAAGTTGTGGCACGGGACAAAGACCCCGTTGATGATGAACCCGGTACGCACCGTGCCCAAGCCCAGCCACTCAACGTCCATGTACAGAATCTGCGCCTTGGACGAATCCAGCGTCAGGCCCGACGGGCCGGTGCCATCCATCGGGTCTTGGTTCCAGTCAGCCTGAGCCACACGGGTGTTGATCGGAGCGCCCGTCACACTGCTGCGCTCGACCATGTAGTTGGTGGAACCATCCCGCTCAAAGTAAATGCCGTTAGCCTCGCCGTAGTATCCCGCACGCTGGCGAAGGCCCGCCTTGGCCGTGCCAAACACAAAGGTGTTCATCACCAGCAAGCTCTTGCCCGGCTGATAGGAGAAAACTTTGGTGGTCTCACGGATGATCTGATCGTTGATGGCCGAGCCAACCGTCATGTTGATCAAACCCTCATCCGCGCTGAACGTGGCGGCTGCGGTGCCAGTGATGCTGTTGACCCACAGGTTGTTGTCCGCGTAGCGGTGAGAAGAATCGAACAGCGTCAGGGGGTTGCTGACCCGTAGCCGGTTAAAGGCGTCTACGTTGGTGCCGCCGATTGATACGGGAATTGTTTCCATAGAAGCCACCAGTTGCCCCAGAATGTTGTCCAGCCGGTTGAAGTACAGGCGCAGAACGTCAGCAAACTGATCGTGGTAGCGCTTCTCGTAGTCCGGCGGAGCGGTGGGCAGGCGCGGAGCGACAACCCGGTTGAGTTCAAACTCTGATGTAACGATAAGGGCCATCAGCGTCTTCCATCCGGACGGATATCAATGGCCGGCACACCCAACTGCCAGTTCACGCCCAAGCCATCGGAGCTAACTTTGAATGCCATCTGCCGGCCACGAATGCGGGTGTAGACGATCTGGGTGAACTGTTGCACCGTGTAGTTGCGCTGGCCTTGAAAGTTCTGAGTGCTGGTAACCGTCGGCGTATCTGCGGGGCCGTAGTTGGAGCCGGGGTTCTGGCGCGGGCGCAGCGTGAACGTGACCTGCGGGTTGTTGACGTAGGAACCATCGAACGTAATGTCGGGGAGCATGCGCCATGCAAAGCCGTAGTTGTGCCCGTCACCGATGTTGAAGTCGGCGGACTGGATGTAAGCACTGATCGGGCTGGGTGGGTTGGTGGTGCCGTCGTCCACGCCACTCTCGTGGTAGACCAACTGATTGCCGTAGGTTGTAGCCACCGGGAAGTCACGCAGCGGCGAATCCAGCCACGCGGTTCTGCCAAGGTTGCCGTAGCTCCACACACGCTCAAGGTGGTTGTAAATGACGTAGCGGTCAATCACCGTGGAGTTGGCCGAGCAGTAGAACCACCAGATTTCGTTGTAAGCCTCATTGGTGCCCGCGAAGAACTGGTACTGCTGCTGAAGGTTGATGTCGCCAAAGATGTACTGGCGCAGAGGGCAGTACAGGGTCTCAACGCGGCCCGAGTACATATAGAATTTATCCAGCCCCATCCAGTACGTGATGTTGGCTGCGGTGGCAGCAGCGTTGGGGCTGGCAATCGATGTGTTAGCGCCCAGAATCTGGAAGCCCCAAACAAACGGCGCGCCAAGGTACTGCATGGAATAGATGGCGGCATCCGTCCAGACCAAAATCTCCTGCCGGGTTTGCAGGTTGGCAACGATGCTGGAGCCGGTGGACAGGCGATAGCTGCCGGCCTGATTGGTAGCCGACGGGGTCCAAACGGCGTAGTTTTCTTGGTCAGACCAACGGATCAGGAGCGGATCGAGCGTTGCGGAGCCGTAGTCATTACAGCCAAAGGCAAGCACAAACCGCGAAGCATCGGACACCGACACTGCGTTACAGATGCTGGGGCAGCCCGCGTCCGTCTGGTAAATGCCTGAACTAGCGGGAGAAAGAAGTCCTGCGCGGTCGTAGATCAGTGGGTTGGGATTAACCGCCCAGTAATAGAGTGCTCCGCCTCGGGGGTTGATGACCAAGTCCTGACCAAAGTTGCTCTGGCTCCACAGTCGCAGTTGCGCTGTCACACCCGACGTTGCCGATTCGCCCCAGCCGGTTGCGTTGCTGTATTGATTAACAACGGCCCCATCGGCATGGGATATGGCAGTGCTGCCCACACCTCGGGTGCAGCCGGTGAAAGTGGTTGGCGTTTTACCCGAATAGGTGATGTACTCACCACCAATACCGATTGCACCTGAAGCAGCAAACCCAGTGGTAGAGACAACCGTGATAGTCGTGGCGCTGTCGTTGAGTGCGCCGTTTAGCGTCGTGGTTGCAGAAACCGCAGTCGTGCCACCCCAGCCGCCAGCACCCCAGCCCGTGAGCGTGGTGAAAATCTCTTCACCGATAGATATCTGATACGCAAAGGTAGCTGCGCCTGTGGTGCCCGACGATGTAGCGGGAGAGCTAACCGTGATGCTGTAGGTGGACGAATCGATATAGGTGACGCGGAACTCTTTGTTCAGCGCCGCAGCAGGGATGCCGTTGACCGCACCACCCACGCCGGAGATCGTGACAAAGTCACCAGTTTTTGCGCCATAGCCCGGATCGTTGACGATGACGGTGGTCGAACCGCTGGTGGTCGTGAAGGCATTAGCCGCAATAACGTTGGTGTCCCGCAAAGGCGTGACATCGTAGAAGTTGCCGCCATTGGACTGCTGGATGTAGTACTTCAGGTGCGTGCCCAAGCCCATCAGGTTGTAGCTTGCAAGGGTGACCCAGTTCCACAGCGCCCGGCAGGTGCCCCAGAACGATCCAGTCGGCGGGGGCAAAGACGCGCCGTTGTTGAAATAGCCGCCGGTGTCGCGCTGCCAACCGCCAAGCTTTTCCGGATAGCCCGAGCGAAAGCGCACCTTGTCCATCTCGAACCAAGTGCCTTCGTTAGCCAGCGTCGTGGATTCGCGATTAACGCCCGGTCGTAGCTGGATTTTTTGCAGCGGCATGAGCGCCCCTTTATGCGGTCAAAACCTCTTGCGCGTGTTTAATGTGCGCAATCCGGTCGTCTAGTCCAATGGTACCGCCGTTGATCTTCTTTGTCATCCCGGTGAAGTCTTTAGCATCAGCCTCTTTATTGAGCTGACGCTTGTTCCAAAACCACCCGGCAGTCAGCGCTGCGTACTTGGGCACCAACACGTAATCCGGGCTGTGGATGAAGTCCATGTTCAGGGCGTCTCCGGCCAACGTGTAGTTGTCCTTGCCGGTGAGCTGGATCAGACCGCGCCCGTGGTACAGCCAACCCTCACCCGTCTCCTCCGGCCCGTTGCCCATACGCCCTGCGTATACTTTATTAGCAATCTTCTCGGGGTTGCGGTGGTAGGGTTTGGCGGACTCCAGCGTCGGGAAGCGGCTCGGCCATGTCTTCATGAGGCCCTCTGCGCTGTAGTTCATGTTCTCCTCCAGCCGGGTGAAGTTCATGGACTCATGGGCGCACTGTCCGATAAACGCAGCTTGGCGCTCGGGGGTGTTGATCTCATAGCGGTGAAAGACCTCTTCGAGAGGTTCAACCCAGTCAACGCTGATTTTGAGTTTGGCGAGGGTGTTGGCGAGGCTCATCATTTAACTGCAGGTGCTTTAGAGAGAAGGTCGGTTTTAGCCTGTGAACCAGCGCTAGAACCAAAATAGTAAGCAATGATCCCGGTCCATGCGGTGCCGAGGCTGCCCAACATCATCAGGATAGGCGGGTTGTTGGAGTCCACGCGCCCAAGCAACATCATCACAAGGATGCCGAAGAACCCGACGGTGACAATCGCCGCCAGAACCGGAGGGACAATGGAGCGGGTGGTGGCCTGCATTTCACGGGCGCTCTTCCTGTCGTCCACCGCCAGCTTTTCAAAGTTCAGGCCCAGCTCGTTAGCCTGCTTTTGGAGTTCGATCTCAGCGATTTTGACCTGGGCGATCTGCTCGGCAGTGAGCTTGTTGTTGGAGATCAAGTCCCCGACCTTCTCCGGCTCCACGCCAATCGCCTTAGAGATAGCGGAGACGGCCATACCGGCCAGCGGACCGCCCATCGCAGTGGCGATAGTGGGGGCAATTTGTTTGAGCCATTCCATTACTGTTTACTCCTTGCCAACATGGTTGCTGCAATCTGCAAGAGGACGCGGTACTGGTCCACATCCGGCGGTTCTTCTTTCCATCCAACGGTGATCTGCCCGACCAACTTGCCCGGCTCTGGAGGAACCCCCACCCGGCAGCCGTAGGTCATTCCCTTTTCCATGTACCACAGACCAATTTCAGACTGCGCCGTCTTGTAGTGACTGCACGGGATCTCACCGGCCATCAGCGCCACAACGTCCCTATTGTTGGCGACGTTGGAGGTGAAGAGGCCCACATCCAGCCCGTCGTGCTCCTTCTCCCTGCCCTGCTTGGTGTACGCCCGATGCAAGACGCGGGTGCCAAACATGGGGTTCACCTTGAATATAGCTACGACTGTAGCGTCGGTGTTCCGAAATAGATGCGCTGCTGCATCCTCCACCCGGTCTTCAGCGATGCTGGGGAGCTTTTGCTGCTCCTTGTAGGCCCCGATCAGGAAGGCTTGGTTCTGCCAGATGAAGTACCCCACGAACGCGAAGATCGCCATCAGGAGGATGGCAAACAGCTTGAACGGCGAGTCCACATAACTGAGGACTTTGTCGATCAGACTGTTGTGGTTGATCTTCTCTTCGCTCACGACACAGCCTGTTTAACGATGAAGATGATGATGACGCCGATGATGACAACACAGATCGCTCCACCGATGATCTGCGCCATGAGCAGCCGCTGGGCAACAACACGCTTGCGCTCAGCCGCAGCAATCCTTTCGGCCTTTTCGCGGGCCTGTTTAAGCTTCATCCGCTCTTTGAGCATCATCTCCCATAACTCAGGGTACCCGCCGTAGACGAGCTGATGTTTGAGCGCTTCCTCTGCTTCCCGCAGAGCGTTGGCCTGCATGACTATTTCCATCGCCCGTGCGGTGTCGGACTTGCCCGACTTGCCCGCATCGTTTGCGGCCTTCTGGACTACGTCACGCGCATCAAAGAACTTTCCAAACTCACCGACAAGGCCGTTGATGTCCTTGCCTAATTTGATGGCTTTCTGAATGCCCGCTACCGCAGCCTGCGCGGTCGCAAATGCGGTAATGGGATCGATCATGGTTTACACCCACGCTTTAGCAGCCTCATCCCAAGTGCATGGGAACTTTCCTTCGGGCATCGGCACGGGCGCTTTCCAAAGGCAACTATCCTCATTTAACACCCAGCTTGGGTACGGCTTGGGCGGAATAAAGGCATCACGTTGAGCGTCGTAGGTGTGGCCTATACCGGCGTAGTTCTTTCTGAACGCGATACCGCCAGCAGTGTGTACGCCGCCGCTGGTGTTGTAGCTGGTGCGCTTGCAGACCAGCCCGCGAAACTCTCCGTAGAACTTTTCCCAGTCCGTGCCTGCGTCGTCCCGGCCAGTAATTACTTCAACAACCACGTTGTTTGCATCAAGAAAAGCGTAGTGCGCCATCATTGACCTTAAGAAAAAGTAACGGTGCCAGTACCACCAGTTACCGTCACAACGGAGTCTGAACCCACCGTTGTCGTCGAAGAAGACAGGCCACCGCTGATGCTGATGTTCCAGCTTGACGGAAAACGTAAGATGACAACGCCCGATCCGCCCGAGCCGCCAGAGCGGAAACCAAAGCCACCCATACCGCCACCCCCGCCGCCGGTGTTAGCAGCGCCATTGGAGTTGCCGAGGTAACCAGCATTACCGCCACCGCCAGCACCGCCAAAGCCGGGGTTTTGCTCTCCAACACCACCGTCACCGCCACCACCACCGCCGCCGCCACGGGTTACCGCAGAGCCAGTAATGCTGGAGCTTAAGCCTGCACCACCATCCGGGCGGTTGGCACCACCGCCAAAACCAGTTTGGCTTGCACCGCCGCCACCGCCGCCAGTCTCCGAACCAAAAGCGCTTCCGCCCGGACCGCCAGCAAAGCCTTGCCCGGCTATGCCTGAGCCACCACTTGTGAACCGCCGACCGCCACCACCTGAGCCGCCTGAGCCACTGTTACCCTGTCCGCCCCCCGTGGAGGTTATGGACGAAAACACCGAGCTAGAGCCGGGAGAATCAGAGCCACCACCACCGCCCAC